CTGTTAAAATAGCCGGATTAGTAATACCAGCTTTGGCTAACTGGGCAGGTGTTACTCCAGACCAATTGCCTGAAGCTGTATCAATTGAATGACTACCACTCTGTCCATAGCTTCCTGCGATTGTGCTGGCTATTTGTTGTTCTTGAGCATTAGGAATTGTATTTGTTTGTGCTTCTTTACTGGCGGCAAACGCGGCTGCCAATTGTTCTGGTGATACGCTACCATTGTTAAGAGCTGCTAAATTGTCGGCACGACCTTTAGCATCTGGAGCACGACCTAAGATTGAATAATATAAACTATCAACATAATCATTGTTATATTGTTTAGCTTGAACTTGTTCAACATATGATGGATTAGCGGCAATATTATTTACAGCTGCTTGTGCTTGTTGAGTAATACCACGGTTCTGTGCTTCTTGACTTGAAGCCATTGATTGTGCCAATGCGGCAACATCAGCTCCTGCCATAACAGCTGCAACAAATTGTTCTTGCCCACCTGCGTCTGGAGCGCGACCTAATACTTCTTGATATAACTGCTCAACAACTGCTGCGGCTTGTTCTTGTGATGGAGCAGCTGGCGCTGGTTCTGGAGCAGCGACATAAGACCCGCCGCTATCACCACCACCGCCTTGAAAAGAGCCGCCATCCCATGTGGATTGATCCCATTCAACTGGTCCATTACTATATTCGCCGCCCATGTTTTATTCCTTTATCTTTTTTCCAAATACTTTTTCATAACACTCAAATCCTGCACCTTCCAGTAACCCAGAACGGTCAAGATATGTTTTTGTAGTGGCTAACATAAAATCTACATTATACTCTTTAAGTAGTATTTCAGCTTCCGCAAACAATCTCTTTGCTATGCCCTGCCTACGATATTCGGGCTTGACATAGTACAAATCTTCTTTGGCATATATTGTAGATTTGAACCGCACTGGCGAATCTACATAAAATACAATATAACCAATTAATACACCTTTATCTTTAGCAGTAACTAACAGGAAATGTCCTGCGTCTTGGCCTCGCATATACTTTGTATAATCTGGATCAAACTTAGCTCCATTCTTCTGGAAGTAATTCATTTCTGCCATATGTTCAGGCAAAAGCTTCATAAAATCCATTAACACACTTTCAAAACTTTCTTCAGCATATTCTATCATTACTATATTTACTCATATCCTTATATCTTACAGCCATTCGGGCTTAGTTGGCCACATAATAGTAGTAGGGAATCCTTGTTGTTGCGGCACATCTAATAGTGCTTGTCTATATGCTACTAAATCATTTTTTTGTTGTTCTGTTAATGTTGAATACCATATAGGATTAATTATATCAACATTATGTAACAATTGATTGCGTTCATTACGAGAAGCATAGGCTGTAAATCCTTGATCAATTACCCAACTTTTTGTTGTATAATCAAACATATATTTTGTTGTAGTAGTGCTTGGATCTTCAGGTTTGCTAATAGGTAATGTATTTTCTATATAAAATCTATTGCCGTCATAACTTCCAACAGTATAATGTTTATTTTTTAAATTTAATTCAGCCAGTTCGCGACTTGATGTTGATATAACACCGGTTATTTCGCCTGTTGTGGGATCGTATGTAGTATAGTTCATCGTTTTAATGTTTGTATTAAAAATGTTCTTGTAAACATTGATAATTGGCCTGGAGTCCAAGTGCCTGAAGCGCGACCCACTTGTATTGTCATTGAATAAACATAAGAATCGGGAGTTGGGGGATTATCAATAAATCCGCAAAATACTGCTTGTCCGTATAATCCTGGCTGATTTACACTTTGCTCAACTACATATGATTGCGAAAATACTGGAGTAACTACTGCTCCGACAGTTCTGTTTAATTTAACAGTAACATTAGAACCCCATGTTGTTCCGCCTCCAGACCCACCTAATGTAATAACATATGGAACTTGACTCCACAAATACACATCTTGATTATTTTGTATAGTTGTAATAGTTGAACTAATATTAGCACTATACACAGTTCCAAAAACATAAGGAACAATATTAATAGTAGTAGTAGCTGTATTGCCAATACCACCCGATACAGCACTACCAAATATTTGTGCTGTATTAACAGTATTAGCCACTAACGAACTTGTAGTAATTAAATTAGCAACAAATAAATTGTCACCAATAGTTAAATTACCGCCGATAGTAGCATTATTACCGATATTAGCATTATTACCAATTTTAATATTGCCACCGACTGACAAGTTAGCTCCGATGGTAGCAAATGCTCCAACTATTAAATTGTTAGCAATATTAGCATTAGCTCCTACTTTTAAATTAGCACCAATATTAGCATTACCACCGATATTTAAATTAATACCTATGCTTGCGCCAGTACCAATAGTTAATTGATTACCAATACTAACAGTATTACCAAAACGAGCATTACCTGTATTACCTTGTAACCAAAATCCTGGACTACTAAAACTACCTAATGTAGCACCTGTTGATACAACTGTATTGGCAGTTAATGCATCTGTTGTTAAATTATTTGCTGTAATTGTATTAGTGGCAATTTGATTACCAGTAATAGTAGCTGCTTGTATGTTATTAGCAGTAATTGTATTAACGGCAATTTGATTAGTTGTAATAGTGCCATTGGCAATTTGCGTATTACTAACAGATCCAATTACTAAACTGTTACCGTTAATGGTATTAGCTGTAAAAGTGTTAGCAATAATAGTATTACCACTAATTGTATTAGCTTGAATAGTATTACCATTTAAAGTATTAACTTGTATGATATTACCATTAATAGTATTAGCTTGAAATAAATCAGTAGTTAGTGATTCTGTAGCAATTTGAACAGCAGTAATACTGTTAGCTACAATAGCATTAGCCGCTAATGTTCCACCAACAATAACATTACCATCAATTCGTTGTGCGTAAGCTGGAACCCATATACTGCCATTAAATGTATTAGTGGCTGTAGGCTTGCCAACACCATTTGCGTATGTAAATGTTGCTATATCTCCAGGAACTGGAAAAGCTAAACCAGTACCAATAGGAGGTATATCGGATCCAGGTGGTGTCCCAGTTGGACTAGCAGTAAACCATCCATTCAATGTAGCTGTAGATGCGCCTATCGGAGTACTTGGAGTTACAATATATGCCATACTAACAGGACCACGCTCACCAGGCGTTCCAGCAGCAGTAGTAACTGTATCTAAGTTAATGGCTACATTAGGCTGTGATTCGACAAACGATGTGCTAGGAGCAGAGTTAGCTGACACCCATACTACTTGTCTTCCACCAATAGCAGAATAATAAATGGTATTAGCAGTACCGAAGCCACCTGCGACTTGTGTCCAAGTATAATCTACTGGATTATTTGATGGAGTAGAATATACTGAATTAAATGTTCCAAAATAATTAGCATTGGAGGATACTGTGTTAAATCCTGTGCCAGTTGGGCTATTGCCATATCTTAAATTAATATATTGATACAAGAACCAATAAGGTGCCGCATTGCCAGTATTGCCATAATTATTGATAACTCCAGATTGTATATTTGCTACAAGGACATTGCCTGGAATGTTAGCATTGCCGTTGCCTCCACCTGTGTTTAAATCTAAATTACTTAAAACATAGTTTAGTGCAGGTAGGATTTCACTTTCATCGGTTACAGCAAATGTAGACATTAACGAGCGTCCTGTGTAGGTGTAAATTGCCAGTTAATAGCAGTACACTCCCAAGTTTTTGTAGTGCTGGAATCTGACAATTTTAATGTATTAACGCGATAGGCATTTTGATTTATTTGACACCACGGATCTTCTGTAGCAATAGGTATAGTAACAGGAGGTTTAAATGTAGGTTCAGTTCCTACTGAATTAGCTCCACCTACTGTAACAGTAATATTACCTGTGCTAATAGCATTGCCAGCAATAGGAACACCAGCTAAATCTAAATTAACCACTTCTGGTAATATACGATGTACCAATGCTTGCTGACTATACTTTAATCCAAGTCCAATGTTATCACGCTGGAATAAACTATCAATAGGTTGTCCGCCAAGAAACTCTGTGCCTTGATCCTTTTGAACTACTTTACCATTAGTAACACCTCGCGAATAAACGGCAGTTCTTGTAGCTGGATTATTAGACCAACTAACGCCATCATAACTATAAACAGGACTTTCTGTAGCGTGACTACCTGTATCAATATCGCGTGGAGATTGGAATACATCTAAATCATAACGATAAGCTAACATCTTATTACACCAGCCTGTTGATTCTAAATCTGGATAGTAAATTTCAAATTGATTTTTGTGTGTGTTGTTTAGTGTATAAACACGAGCAGAATATAACGGATTTAAATTGTCGTAAAAGTAATTCTTAACACGCTGATTACCTAGTGATTTAAATTGTTGTCCATCAAAGGACCATATATCACGGGCATCTAATCCGAATACTTGTGTATCAGCGTTAGACCAACAATTTTCATTTAATAATCCACGCCCTTGGTTCATTAACCTTACACCTAATATTGGAGCTTGTGTTGATTGATAGTTGATAGGACTGAATACTACTGTGTCCCAATATGAACAAACATAAAAATTTCCACCTACAGGAAATCCATCTACTACAGGACCGCGAACAGGAACTTCAAGTTCGTTGGCAATATTAACTACAGTTGGTTCCCAAGTAGTTGGACCTGAATTTAATCCAAATGCTTGACTCCAGCGAACTGTAGTTGGGAAAGGTGTAATAATACTACTAACTGTATTAGTTGAAGTTAAATTGCCAGCTATAAGAATTGATCCTACATTAGGAGTAGAATACATACGCATCCATCCAGCTGTTAAATTTGTATTAAGAGTATAGTTCCAAATATAGCCTGGGCCAGTTGGCGTATCAGCATATTGTTGGAATACACTTGGGTCACCAGGATATCCAGCTAACAAATACATAGGTGGATGTTGACTATCATTAATAAACAATACTGTGCCGTTCCAGCAATCTGTAATAGGCATTTCTGCTGTATAATTTGACAAATAAGCATTTGGATTACTAATAGCATCATAACCTGGAGTCACATTAGTGATACCAGCATCGTTAATAGCATACCAACGACCTTTGTTAGTTTCTTGAATAGTTCCTACAATAAACCAATAAACACCATTAGCACGATATCCAGCTGACACAAATATACATTCACCTGGGATAGTTGATAATATTTCTTCGTCGCCAAATACACTACGAATACCGCGAGTATCTGTTTCAACATTATAACCTGCGTTGTATTCAGTAGGTTGTAATGCTGCCGACGGAACATCGGGCGTAAAACTCATGTTGGTAAATGGTGTTTTAAATTCGTTAAAAGTTGCCATTACTGTCCTTAGAATGAGTTTATCTGAACACGCTTCCAGACATTAGTTGAAGTACATACATAGATGTAAGTAGTATCCCACGCAACATCTCCAGGTGTTCCTGTTGATGTGCCTGTTTTTGTTTTTGGTGTTTGATTAAATATTGCTCCAACACCCACAGTAGTTGTGCCAGCTACAACATTTATAGTACTATTAAATGTTGCTGTGGATGTAAATGTTGTAGGACTACTAAATGTACTATTACCAGTTACAGTTAAAGTAGCTGTTCCAATGTTATAAGCGCCTGTAATATTACCATTAGTCATAGTAATAGTGCCACCATTCATACTTAAACTGCCGGCGCTAGGATTACCAGGGTAGACAACACTTAATGCTGGAGATATAACTTGAAAGCTAGTAACTTGAGTATTTCCTATAACAAACGACGGTGATCCGTATCCGTTATTAGTTAAATTAGCTGTATTACCGCCAGCAGAAAATACAATATTGCCGTTAGCACTTGGAATAGTTACATTACTTGTACCGTTAGTAATACCAGTAGCTCCAGGCCCTGTAGCTGATATAGTTATA